TACAGTATTTCCATTATTGTCAAATGTTAAACGATTACCATTATTTGTAGATACATTTAGAACATTACCTAACGCTGTATCAATATATTTAACATCAAGTGTGGCTTGAGGATTACTATTATTAATTCCAACATTACCTGTATTTTTAACGCGTACGCGTTCAAATAACGCAGCATCATCACCAGATACTTGTTCTAATGTTTCAATTACAAAATCTCCTTGTATTGGTCCAGCGGATACTCCAGATATTCTAGCAAATGTAGTAATATTACTAAAATATTCTTGTCTTCCACCCAATGATATACCAGCACCAACATTTGTTAATGGATTTGTAATTGTTGTTACAAATAAGGCAGATGAATAATTATCATTAAGAGTTGGTATAAAACTTGATAGTTGTGGACTTGTAGAAGGACCAATAATAATAGTAGACTGAAAAGGTGTACTAGATGCATAAAATCCTATTGAAGATAAATGTCCAACCTGTAATTTAGCTTTAGGATTACTAGTATTTATACCAACATTACCAGAATTAGTATTACGAATCCCATTAGTTACTGTACTAACCCAGTATGCATCATTATTATCATCATAAATTTTACCATTTATACTACTTAATCCATTAATTGCTCCTGTTGTCATATTAATCAAATTTGTGGACAAAGTATTAGCAGAAATATAATTAATATTTGCTGTATTTACATTAATTGTATTTATTGTAACTGTATCTGAAAAAATGACGGCTCCTGTATTAGATGTTATTAATATATTATTAGGGGGGACAGGTAATCCATTAATCTGACTGGCTGTCATTGGAGGTCGGAGTGACAAAAATCCTGAAGACATTGTATCTAATTACTATATCATAATTATTTTGTATAAAATACGAGAAAATTATAGAATTTAATTTAATTATGAAAATAAAGAATGGCGTATCATTTGTAATTATTACTCATGAAAATTTGCTCATGATTAAACAATAATGAGGACATAATTTCATTTGATGTATATTATAGAGCTATTTTGAATACATTATACATAAATATTATTAGAAGGTACGTGTTCTCTTTTTTTGAAAATAATTAATATATAATTAAAGAAATAGGTATATTATAATTAGTCAAAAGTGTGTTTTATTTAAAAAATATAGTTATAACTTCTTATAATTAAAAACTGCTATTTATTACATTTATATTTGACAAACTCATCTGGGAACAGTTGAGAATGAAATTGAGTGATAAAAATCTTTATATATGGATATACAATGTGCTACAAAAATAAATTATTAAATATCCGGAACATTTAACAGGATGCCTGCAGGTGGAGGTTTATTACAACTTGTAGCAACAGGAAAACAAGATTTATTTTTAACGGGTAATCCCCAAATAAGTTTTTTTAAAATGGTTTATCGCCGTCATACAAATTTTGCTACTGAATCTCAACCTATGTATTTTGACGGTACTCCTAACTTTGGTCAACGTATAACATGTCTGGTTCCACGCAGAGGTGATTTATTAGGTAAAGTGTATCTTGATGTAACTTTACCTAGAATTTTTGATACAGATGGAAATCCTTTGAGTTATACAAATTCAATTGGTCACGCATTAATAAGTGAAATTTCGTTTGAAGTAGGAGAACAAGAGATTGATAGACAAACAGGAGAATGGATGGAAATTTGGACTCAAATGACAACATCATCTGGACAACGTGATGCATTAAATCAAATGATTGGTCGTATTGACCAATATTTACCACCAGAATTACCACTTCCATACGGTCCAATTATTGCTCCAGGGCCACAATCAGAAGGTCTAAGACTACTTATACCATTACAATTCTATTTTTGTAATAATCCAGGACTATATTTGCCACTATTAGCACTACAATATCATCCTATTCGTATAAATATAACACTTAAACCATTACAGCAACTATTTTGGAAGAATCCAGCTATATATTTGCCAGATCCAAGTGACCAATGTAGTTGGAAGCCAGCGTGTCAAACATCTGTTAGTTGTACAAATCAAATAGTAAATATAATGTTATGGGGTGAATATGTATATTTAGATATTGAGGAAAGGCGTATGTTCGTTTCAACATCTCATGAGTATCTTATTGAGCAAGTTCAATATACACCACCATATTCATTAACATCACAACAAACAACCGCAACAATTTCAATAGAATTTAATCATCCAATAAAAGAATTCTTTTTTGTGGCACAAAGAGACGAAATGTTAAATCGTAATGAGTGGTTTAATTATAGTAGTTTAGCTATTTCTGAACCAGCTCCTGAGCTTGTAATACCATATTTGAATCAACTAAATAATCCAGGATACAGAACAGATTTGATAGCATCAGCAAAATTACAATTAGATGGTTATGACCGTTTTACATCAAGAGTTCCACAGTACTTTAGATTACAACAACCATATGACCATCATACTTTCACTCCGGTCAATGCCTATATTTATAATTATTCATTCGCATTACGTCCAGAGGATGCTCAACCAACAGGAACAATGAATGCGAGTCGAATTGATAGTATTGTATGGCAGATTCAAATGAATCCAATTTTAAGTAATCCAACGATTCCAGAATGTCAACAAAGAGGACCCTGTAGAATTGTTGTGTACGGACATAACTATAATGTATTTCGTGTCATTAATGGATTTGGTGGTTTACTTTTTACTATTTAAATATTCACTTTTAATAATAATTTATCTTTGATTCAATGTGAGGCAAAGATGATTGTAAAAAGTCATAATATACAGTAATGAGCGGAGGAGTATCTCAGATTGAATATTGGCGTGAAGTCAATAAATCTAATGAAAATACTAATAATAATAACCATACAAATGTAAAAGAAGGTGGTCCTGGAAGTATTTATTTATCATATGATATGTTTGTAGGTTTATCAGTAATTGGTGGATTATTAGCATTAGATCATCTTTATTTACGTTCTCCTCTTACTTTTATTGCTAAAATTGTTGTAAATATTTTAACATTAGGTTCTTGGTGGTTATATGATGTATCGCAAGCAATATTTAATAAAGATGTTGTAAAGGTATTTGGATTAGGTGTTCCAGGAATGGGTCCAAGGGGTATAGCAGCAGGTGTATTAGCTAGTAATGTACCTGATAAAAAACATATGGCATTTTTTATTTATGGATTAGCATTATTACTAGGTGGTATTTTTGGTCTTGATTCATTTATCGTTGGTGATAAACAAACAGGTATAATCCGAATAATATGTTTATTAACAGGTATTTTGGCACCTATAGCAATAATATGGTGGTTAATTAATATTGGTAAATTTTTCTTTAAAACAAAAAATGTAACAAATCAATATTGGGAATATTTTGGAGCACCACAACCTGCTGAACATAGAATGACATTTGTAGAAAAATTAGTGCGAAAATTCCCATTCCTTGAATATATTGTCGGTCCTGTTACAAAAGTTAAAAATATAGTATCGGGTGCTGTAAGAGATGTAGTAAATGATACAGAAGAATTAGGAGAGGCTGTATTATTACATCCAATCAATACATTAGAAACAATAGCTATAGCACCTATACGTTTCGCAAAAAATACATTAGGTGAAGTAGTAACAATTGCTGAGAAAATAGTAACAGGACCAGTAAAAGCAGTAAGTAAAGAAATAAGTTCGTTAACAAATATAGTAGAAAGAGTTGGAACAGAGATAAAACCAGTAATAGAATCTGTATTACAACCAGTTGAATTAGCTTTACAAACAGTAATAGACCCTTTAATTCAACCAATAAAACAAACATTAAATACTGGGTTAGGTGTAGTAGAAGATGGTTTAACAACAGCAAAAATGGGTATATCATTAGGAAAAAATGTATTAAACACAGGTGCAAGCATAGCAAGTAATACAATAGAAGTAGTAGGTCAGACAGCTAATGCGGCAACAAAAGCATTAGCATTAGCTCCTGCTGCAGCAGCATTATCATCTGGATTTACAGAGGTTGCAGCCAAACAAGCATTAAATACAATTGGACAACAAGGAGGTGGTGTTATAATAACAAAAGATTCAGGAATTTTACCATATATATTAATTGGAACATTAGTTATGATATCTGTGTCTGGTTTAGTAATAACTTACCGTCGCTATAGACAGAATGAGCAATCACGGAATAATGATTCCCCTCCCGAACCAGGAGTTCTTCGAAAGTCTTATAAAGAAAAATCCACCTAAACCGCATGCTCCTATAGTCGTCATACTTTTTACAGCATCTTGGTGTGGGCCTTGTAAGCGTCTTGATAAAGATTTTATAATTGGATTAAGTGATAAAATTAAATGGTATATTTGTGATGTGGATAAAAATGATTATACACCTGGTTATTGTGGGATAAAAGGTATTCCCGCATTTTTGGCAATTATAAATGGGCAGGTTCAGCAATTATTTGTTTCATCTGATACTATGAAGGTGGCTGAGTGGATGAAGGGAGGATTTAAATCTTAAATATCTTTGGTAGTTAAATGACTTGTCATAACATAATGTTTTATAAAATAATATGTTATGTATGATTAAAAAATGATATTTTTAGTTTTGTTAAATTACAAATTAACTAGCAAATAATAATCTTCCACGACCTTCGCGTATATCATATACATTCCAGCTTTCAGTAAATACACGAAATTCTGCTCTACGTTTTCCATCAATATTACTACCTGTTATATTTGCCAACTCAATATATAAAGTAGGTCTATCAGCTGTAGTTAAATTAATTGTACCTTCAGGTTGTCTTGGTGCTGGATAGATAGTACCATATTTGGCACCAGTAGACCATTTCATTTCACCAATACCTAATCCACTTGCTTTTTCATCTTTTACAAGTTGATTAATATTTTCCCATAAGAATGGTTCTTGTAGATTTTCACGATCGCGGCCAGCAATAATAAGTTTAATATTGTAGAAAAATGAACCAGAACCAGAAGATTTTGATGAAAATATAGTATATGGTTGTGTAGGAGTAGGTGGGTGAGTAAGAAAGTAATCATTTTTTAAATTATCTAATTGATTTCTATCAAGTGAATTTTGTGTTCTAAAAAACCAAAAAATCTTTTCTGTTGGATGTCTTCCATCTAAACGGCGTGTAACAGCAGATGAACCACCTTTATCTAATGAAATATAATCTAATTCACCAAATGTGAAGTTATTTTCATATTGTCTTCTAAAAGGAATTTGAATAGGTTTTGAACGTAATTCTTCTTGAACTCTTGAAGGAACATAATGTTGTGTAGTTGAAAGTAATATTGTAGGATTTGGAATATTAATTAATGAAAGTGGATTAATTATAACTATACCAGAATCTGTTGTATATTGTAATTTTTCAGGTACAGATAAATTGCCAATGTTCCAAGGATAGAAAGCAGGATTAAATTTATTTAAAGTAATATCACTACATACGACTAAATCTTCAAGTTTTCTGAGAGTAGCTTTAATACGAAATTTTTGCCAAGCTAATGTAACAAGAGGAAATCCTCCATCGCCAGGGCATTGTAGACCAGGAAGAGGTAATTTAACTATTAAGCTTCCTGGTGTAGCCCGAAGTTGAATTCCCCGTGTAATTGGTAGATTAGTCTCAGGGTCAATAGGATTATTTAGACCACCCAGTTTTTGTTCAAGAAAACTACTTGTATAAGAACCTTCTGCTAATTGTTTAGCAAGTAATCCATCTCCACTCCATTCTTGTATTAGAAATTGGTCTTGATAGAATTGAATTCGTTCGAATAGAAAATAAGCAACATAATTAACGTATCCATATGAGCGTTCTGTAATAGTAGAAGTAATAGGAAATAGTCCATTAGCAATATTTGGTGGATAAAGTGGCCCATTAACTTCAATAGGTATATTAGGTAACCAAGAAGGAAGTTGTATTTGAAATTCGCATTCAGTCATAATATCACCATATGAGTCAATTTCAACTTCAAATGAATTTCCCCAAGTGACTGCATTGAGGGGAACAAATGTTCTGCGTTCTGCTAAATGATGTATTGATGATTTATATGTGGCATCATAAGGAAATGTGCTTTCTTTAGAGTCTTTAAGAAAGTATGTATCTTTATTACCTCTTGCTATTAATTCAAAAAGAGCACCTTGGCCGCTTGATTGATTAATACCAGCCATTCTTCTAACATATAGTTTATTTAAGTTATTTATATTCTTATATTGTATTGTATAATTATAAAATAAGAATATACAATATAATAATAAAAGTAAAATTAGTTAGTAATTTATAGATATACACTCATAGTGTGATGTAA